ACTTAAATAGATTTGAAGGAATAAACACTTTAGGTGTAGCTAATGAAGAAGATGTTGAACAAGTAGATTATTTAGGTAGCAAAAATAACAAATTTCAAAAAGGTATTGGAGAATTATTTGAGTTCTTTCAAAGATTTTCACCAATAGGTGCAATTAGTAGAGGTATAGGAGCATTCTTTAATCCTAAAGCTTCTGATAGATATAGAGCAGCCAGTCAAGGTATTCTAGGGTACACACCTGCTGAATTAAATAGAATGAATGCCTTAGGTGGATACTACAGTGAACCTGCAATAGCACAACGTAGAGCTGAGAAAAGATTAGCTAATTTAATTAAACGAAGAGACGAAGGTAAATCTTTCTCACAGAAAAATTTAGATGCGCTAACTGCATCTTTATCAGGAGCTCCAAGTCAAGCACAATTCGCAACTCAAAAAGCAGCGGCTAAATCTCCTAAAGTTGGTGTTTCAGGATTTACTGCAAGAGATGATATTAGAGAATCAAGAAGAGGTAGGTTTTAATGGCTAAAATAACAAACTATATACCTGAACCAAAAGAAGAATACGATGTAGAGAATCAAAGACAGATATTAGAGTCTTTAACCACACTACAGAATCAATTAAACTTTTCTTTTCAACAAGACTTGAAAAATGAACAGGACGCATTTAATTACTTTTTATCATGAGCATAAATTATAAAAACGCTAGTGTCATATTAACTAATACAAATATGACTACAATTTTAAATATAGCAACCACTGCAGTAGCTATTGTAAAGTCTGTGTACATATCTAACAATAGCACCGGAGCTGTAACCGTAAACTGTGATCTTAGAG